CAACAGCGGCAGGAAAAGTGCATCCACTTTCCATAGTCTTCGAGGAAGGCAGTGCACTGGAGGTTGCATAAGGGGCACGGGGCTTGGATGGAGTCTGGCATGGCGGCACTCCAGGGGATAACTGAGTTCGAAGAAAGCGGTAACCCTGTTGTACCCCAGCCGAGCGGCGAAATCTGAAGTGCCGAGTTAGGGCTTGGCCTAGTCTGAGCAGGCACAAAGATTGCCGCTGTACAGCTTCACAGCCTGGGAGAAGATACATATTGGTACAAGACCCGAAAGAACGGTAGCATGCGCTCACATTCAACCAATCGAGGTGTAATGACATGCGAGTATCAATAACTTCTGCCGTTGCCAATTCGGCAGAGGGTCCACATGGATGAGTGCAAGCCGGGCCAGGACAGCGACCAACAACCCCAGTGGTCGCCCACGGGAGCACTGGCCCTGCTTATTTTGGTGGCGCTTGCGATAGCTGCGGGGATTTGGCTCATGGCGAAGCAGCACCGCACCCTGCCTTGGCAACTGCGAGCCGCAGCCATTGCCGCACCGGCGACAGAAGCTTTGCCATCAGCCGCAACTGCCGAAATGCTGTGCCCAAATCAGAACTGGACTGCAGGCGAACGTACGTGATGAGCTTCTGGCGCAGGGCTGGGTTCAGAAACGACGAAGCCCGCCGAAGCGGGCCCGTACAGAACCTGGCAAGACCTACTTGCGCCCACCCACGTAGCGCCCACCCTTCCCGCTCTTGCCCGAGCCGCCGACACGCTTGCTGCCCTTGCGGCCTGCGGCCTCGAAGGACAGGGACGATGCAGTGGACTTGCCCGAGGCGAACGTAGCGCTGGAACCTTGGCTTGGCAACAGGTCGCCGGCCTGCGCCGACGTAGCTGCTGCCAGGGCGATTGCGAGGAATGCGATTTTCATGGAGAGGCCTCCTTGTTGTGGTCAGACCATGCTATCGCTGGGCCGGCGCGTTGCACGAGGGTCGCTTTCCCTACTTGCTTTGACATGCGTCACGCCGCGGCCTGGCCAGGTCATAAACGACAACGGCCACGCGGCGTGATCACTGCGGGAAATTGGAAGAAGAATGGCCCTCCAGGTCTACGATGGGTGCTCCTACACAACCATCCCGAGAGGGCAAAAAAAATGGACGAAGACGCATTCAAGATACTTCTTGATTCGCTGGAGCGGGAACGGCAAAAGCTGTTTGAGCACCAGCAGGTGCTCGGAGACAAACTCACCGCGCAAATCGCGCAAGCAACCAGCCTGCAAGGGCAGCTGTTAGCAGTTCAATACCTCGCCTACGCGCTGGCTCGGAACCATCCGCAGCTAAAGGCTGTGGCCGAGGAGTACATGACGCTGATGGATCACGCCGGAGACCATCTTCCCGAGGGCGCAGTGCAGTTTGTGCAACCTCACATGCAGACCGTGCTGCAAGAACTCCTGAGAGCCCTTCCTCCGCAAGCGAGCGAATAGCGGCGCTGAAGCCCTGAAGCCGCTCGATCTCCCCAGCGAACGCTTCAGGGTCAGGACAGGCTGTGGACGCCGGGTTGTATGTGGACCGCTCCGACAGTGGTCCGCTCAGTAAGCCCGTGGTAGTGCCGTCCACCTCTTCTGGCCCTGATGGTGGTGCCGCGCGCTCCAACAAATCCATGGCGACGTCGATAGCCGCGCGCGCCCTGGCGAAATCTACGGTCCAGCTGGTGTCTGGCGACAGGGGTAAGTCAGGCCGGTCGGTGGCCACGCATCCGCCGTGGAAGTCGAACTCGCGGCGCGCGAGCAGCAGCACGTCGCGCACATAAGCCAGGTCGGCGTCAGCATGCCGCGCGCCGGCTTCAGCCCGCCGCGCCGCATGCCTTGCACGATGCGCCCCGCTCAGGGCCACGCAGACCAGGACAAGCGCCAGGAACAGCGCACCAGAGAGGATGAGGATGGGGAGATGTGGCATGCCCCAGTGTCAGCACCGGGGATGGATCGTGCGAACCCTGGGCGGGGGCGTGAAAAAGCCCGCGCGGGGCGGGCCTACTTCTCAGAGGAGAGGTAATTGAGCACTATCAAGGCGGTTGGCATCCAATCCATCAATGCTACAGCGCCTCAGCCTCCGGGCTCCGCCCGGTGATGTGCTCAACAGACTTGACGATCTCATCAATGAGTTGGGCCTGTGCTAGCACTGCCTTGCGGCGGGCCCGTGCCTCACGGGCCTCAAAGAACGTTCCGAATTCAACGACATGCGCGCCTACCACTGCGCCTACTTCAGCGTCAAATTCCAGTTCAAGCTGCCTTTGGTCCATCATCATCCCCTTGGAGAGCCAAAGATTCTACATCGAACAAGCCCTTGAGCCTGAGTCTTTTCAGCACCACGGCCTCAAGTTCAGGAAGAGACTGTAAGCTTTTTTCCAACTTTGGCAAGGCTTCGTGCGAAATTATAGAAATAGCCTTACCCCCTCGCTTCCTGGAGTCTGCCTTCATTTTAAATATTGAAAGATACCTAGAAGGGGCGACCCCTTCGAAAGGTAGTATTCGGACGCGCTTACTATCCTGCTCACTTTCTGTTATGGCATCACCATGCAGTTTTAGCGCCAAGCTTTTTCTATATGGTTCAATATAATAAACCTCACTAATTCCGCTTGCAATAATATGTCTTGCGCATCCATGACACGGATAGGTTGTGACAAATATCTTACCTCCTCTAACCTTATCCCCACCTAAACGCAAGGCATTTAAAATGGCATGCATTTCCGCGTGAATTGCTCGCGAGAATTCTATTAACCCCTGCAGCCTTTTATCCTTCAAAATTTTATTGACTGCGTCATCCAACTTGCCTTCAACAATAATATCCCCACCCAAAGAGTCAATTAATGTCTGGGCAAGCAATTCTTTTTCTTCGTCATTAAAACATTTTGCTCCATCTTTATTGTAGCAGCGAAAATCATTAAGTGAAAGCGGGTCATTTTCCCTGTCCGCCTGATACAGTCCACCAAAAGGCTTGGGAACATCGTTCCATCCAACTGCGAGCACCTCTCCATCTCCATCCGTCACCGCAGCCCCGACTTGCCGAGACAAACAAGCCGAAGAACTTGCAGCGGACGCAGCGGCATACATGGCCGACTCTTCGCGAGTGGGAGTAACGACCTTGCTTCCAAGCATAAGATCGAGATATCTTTCCACCTTGACCTTTAAAGCGGTCATGGCGTTCGTGTCCATTCTTAAGAAAAAATCACTGCGAGGAAAGGTATCGCCCACAGTCTGGCTATTTGCGTCCCCACCCCTTGCATCACGCTCCATTAGAGCGTGAATTTTTTCGTAAGGATAATTTTTAGCCTTTAAATTTATCTCTCGCGCAGGCATCGGAGAAAAAACTCCGACAACATAAAGAACCTCTCTATAAACCTCTCTGAGCAAGTCCAATTCAGCCTGATTTTTTATAGAATTAATTATATGACAGACACGCCTTCCAATGAAGCGCCCTTGCGATGCGTCTTTGCCCTTCACTTCACGATCGATTCTTATCTGCCCTATAGCCAACTCAGCCAATATAGAGGCGCCTGCGGATTTCCGCATTTTGTCACCATATTCGATTAGGGCTTCAACTTTCGCTATACCAGAAGCAGAAGGAATAGAGATATCTTGCTTGAGTATTACCTTCGCATGATCTTCGATGAATTTGCTTAATCTAATTTCCGTGCATTCGTAGCGAAATCTCTCTTGCAAAACTGCGATAAGCGTGCTAGCCACATCATGCAAAGGAGAGCCAATCGGCCCACATAGAGCAATGACAAGCTCCTCTGTGTGTGTAGATTTCAGCAACTCTTGCGCACTCCTTTCATCTATCAGAGTCAGATTCTTTTCTGCAGCCATTGGATGTGGGGATGCATTCATGCAAGTACTCCTTTGAATACATGATACACACGCTTACTTTAAAACCATCCAATAATTAATTCATCCTCCAAAAAAGACAATAGTCAAGTCTCCTTCTGATGAAGGATGGCCGTATAGCGCTGAAGTAACATGGCGGTCAAGAAATTTTCGCATTGGGGCACGCGCGGGGATAAGGACGGTGGTCGTACTCCGGACTGGCACCCTCAGTACTCAATCGCCGCCAGGAGGTTCCACCTATGAGCGCCCCAGACATCAGAGCGATGGAAGACATGCTGGACCATCTGCGAGCGAAGAAGGCCTTTGCAGAGGCGCAGTTGCAGGCATCTGGAGCCAAGGATCCCGACCTCGAACTGGATCTGCGCCGTATCGAAGGCCGCATCGACGTGCTTGAAGAGATGCTGCGAGAAGCTGGACAGTGAGCCCTGCAGGGCTCGTTGCACGCCCTGCTACATTTCCGCTCAGGAGGCCCTTATGAGCGAGAACACATCCCCCGACGCTTCCCCCGACGCATCCCCAGAATTGATCGAACGGTATCGCCAGCGCGCGCGTGAACTGCGTGAAAACGCCATTCGTATCGAGGACGAACTACGGGCCGTCGAAGAGAAGAAGGCCGAACTCCAGACAACCCTCGCGCGAATCCGTGGAGCGGTGCAGGTGCTGGAAGAGATCATCGACGAGAAGACCAGATGATCCTGCGTGCTCTCTTCCTCGCCGCCGGTCTCTGCGTCGCAGGTCCTGCACTGGCCGCCAACATGGCCACCTGCCTCCTCGACAAGCTCCCAGGCACGCAGAACGATGTCGCAGCTCAGGCGGTGTTCCAGGTCTGCAGCGCTGAGCACCCTGGCGGGATTCAGGCCGTGCCCCAGGGAGATGGCCGGGGCATGCTGGGGTTCAAGTCGGGGCCAGAGTGCACAGCGAAGAAGGCCGGAGACACGCGCAGCACCAGGGCAGCGGAGCTGATTGGGATGGCGTGCCGGAAGCTGTATGACGAAGACGGCTGGTGGAAGAAGAACTCCACTCCCGTCAACTAGTTCTTCCGGTACTGCTGCCCATCCGGTGCCGTGTACAGCGTCCCAGACGGCAATGCATTGAGCTGCGCCTGACTCGTTACAGAGATAGAGCCACCCTGCACCGGCTGCTGCACAAACTGCCCGCTCTGGCGATTGAACACCGTGGATGGGGTGTTGTAGGCCCGGCCGCTGGCTGGGTCCACCTGCTGCCCGCCTGGCACGACAAGGTAAGGATCAGCCTGGGCCGTGGTGCCCTCCACGTCGCGCATGTACTGCACGATGCTTCGGCGCTTGGTCGGGTCCGGCTCCTGCGCCACCTGATTGCGCAACGCTTCCACGATGCTCTGGCGCCGGTTGGTGAACCCCTGCGTTTCCCGGTCCATGTTGATCCGCTGCTGGTCCAGCCCGGCCTGCATGCCAGCACGCTGGTTCTGCCCCTGCTGCTGGAGCAGCGCCTGATAGATGGAGGAGGCGCGCTGCAGGGATGCGGGGTCGCGGCCCTCGGCACGGTCAAAGCCACGCTGAGCGCCTAGCTCGGAAGCCACGATGCTCGGGGCACGGCGGATGCCGAGCGTACTACCGGACAGGCTCATGGATGGGCCGGGGCCGGGCGAGGCGATCTGGCCCGAAGCACGCAGGCGCGCCATGGATTCGATGTTGCCCTGCGCGGCCAGGTTGTCGGCCGCACCCATGTTCTGTGCGCTGGGGCCGCCACCCAAGGCACGCGCCACAAGGGGGTTATCCATGATGCTGAAGCCGGGCCTGTCGCTGCCCCAAGGCCTAATTCCAGCGGCCTGGACCAAGGGGCCGCCGAAGCCAGAGGGCGTCGCACCAGCGGGCAGCGAAGTGACCGAGCCACGCGGCGCGGAGCCGTTGATCGAGATGTCGCCGGCCACGTTGGTGCCGGAGTAGCTGTTGCCGATGCGGGAGACGTTGGAGGTGGTGCCGGGGGCGGCAGCGGGTGCTGGTGCTGCAGCAGGTGCTGGCGTGGGCGTCACCGGGTTGTCCAGCGCAGCCTGCACCAGGGGCGACACAGGCCGGGCCATGGGCGGCGGCGTGGTGCTTGGGCTGTCGGCATTCGCGGCGCCGGCCAGCGCAGCACCACCAGCCACCACGGGCGCATAGGGTGCTGCTGCCTGGGCGGCCTGGCCCACGCCGGACATTGCAGGCTGCGCCGCACCGAAGGCCCGGGCGACCAGGCCGGTGCCACGCAGTGCCGCACCTGGGATGTTTCCCACGCTGGGCAGCGCGGCCAGGTTGCGGCCGAGGTCGTTGTTCAGGATGTTGCCTCGCGAGCCGTCCGCTGCCGGGGCCTGCCGCTGGCCGCCGGTTGGGATCTGGCCCACCAGAGCATCACGTCGGCGGGCTTCTTCGAGGAAAGGATTGGTGGCCATGAGCGTTCCTTGGTTGCTTCATGGCAGTGTGCGGATATGCTCTCGGCGCGTCGAACCCCAGTGGGGGCACGACCTAGGGCGACTTCTACGACGCACCCAAGATTGGAGGAAACAGCTTGAACACTGACGAGATACGAGCCTTAGCAAAGCGCTTCAGAGAGGCCATCTTACGAATACCCAGGGATCAGTTGGTAGACACCATGAAAGACTTCCCTACAGGAGCGTGCGGCGATACTTCGCTGCTATTTGGTGCGCTGCTGGCAGACAACGGAATCAATGGATTTTCATATATCTACGGATACCGTGGGAATGTTCATGAACAAACGTCACAAACCCATGCCTGGCTGCAACGGGGAAATCTGATTGTTGACCTGACGGCTGACCAATTTCCTGATGCCCCTCCCGAATTCATAGCTGAAGAAGATTCCGTTTGGCATAGAGCATTTAGAACCGACGTGCCTACATCCTCTGACTTTCGTAATGTTCGAGGTGCCAATGGCCTGGCGAAACCCTATCGCTTGATCATCGAGTCGATGCGCAATAGCGTCGCAACCTGACTCATACTAAGCCAGCGGCCCCGGTATAGCCACCTCGCGCGACCGCACCCATTCTTCATTGCGCCCGCTGGCCTTGCGCCCGAACTCTTCCTCGAAGCGGCGCAGGCAGACGGCGGCCTTGGCATCGTTGTACAGCTCGGTGTCCTGGGTGCTGTAGGCCCGGTAGAGCATCCATTCGACCAGGGCCTTGTGCAGCTCCGGGCGGATCTCGGGCTTGTCGATGTCGCAGCGCAGCGGCTTGAGGGGCAGTCGCTGCACGGTGAGCCGGATCTCTCCGGCCGCTGCAGGCGTGGGCCACAGGTGCAGGCGCCCCGTGGTCATGCCGGTGATCAGGCGCTGCGGCACGTCATGGCGCTCCTGGAACTGCCAGCCCGGCATGGAGCAGTCCATCTCTTCCACGTTGAGCACTTCGACAGACTGGCCTGCCACGAAGGCGCGCAGCACGCGCACCACCTGCGGAGCCAACGCCACGGACTCGTCGCCTTGCGCGAATGCCACCTTGCACATGGGAGAGGTGGAATCGCGCAGCAGTTGGGCGCGGCGGCACGCCTCCTCCTGGGCCTCGTTGGCGTAGATCGTGAGCACTGCATCGCTCCAGGCCGGCGGGTCCTTGTGGTCGTCGGACTGGATGCGGTGCAGCTGGATCATCTCCTGGAGGTTCATGGCGGGCCTTCAGGTCAGGAGGCCAGGATGGAGCGCAGCCAGGCCTGGCCCAGGCGGTTGTCGTCGCGGTTCACCTGGAACGGGTAGCGCAGGCTGTTGATGGGCTGCACCACGTTCATGCGCTCGCCCAGGCGATCGTCCAGCTCCTGGTCGTAGCCGGTCTCCTTGGCGCGGGCCAGGCGCTCGACGAACTTGCGCTTGACCACAATGGGGCGGTTGCGGCGGAACATCTGGATGACGCCGTTCACCGAGACCTGCACGAACGGTGCCTCGTTGTCGCGGCCGCCGGACAGCACGGTGACCATCACGGGCTCGTTCATGAAGGCTTCCAGCTCGGCGTCCTTGAGTGTCACCGGGGTGTCGATGATCTCAGCCGAGAAGTCGGGCACGATGCCGAACTCCATGGGAGGCGTGGCGCCCAGGTACTCGTTAGTGGCGTCCGTTTCGTTCTTGCGGGGGGTGGTGGCCATGTTGATGTCCTTGCGGGGATGTGAGGTGGCCCGGGGCGAGCGCCCCAGGACCACGGGTTGGCTTCAGCTGCGCGCTTCGTAGACGCAGGTCTTGGAAGCCAGGACGGCCGCCAGGGTGGCGTTCTGCGACACGCGGAAGCCACGTTCATCGACCGTGATGCCGTTGGCGGCATCCAGGGTGCGGATGCCATCGGCGCCGGTCTTGAGGCACGAGCCAGCGGCCATGCCCTCGAACCACTCGATCTGCACGCGGTCGGTGACGTTGATCCAGCGGACTTGGCTGGGCTTGAAGCCGGTCTCGATGCGGGTGGTGTCCCCCGCGACGATGGCGGTGGCGTCGTAGACCACCTTGCCCTGGGCGGAACTCTGGGAGTCCTGCTTGTCGGTCTTGGTGCGGGTCTGGCCCGCGATGTTGTCGGCCATGATGGGTTCTCCGTCGGAATTGAGATTCAGAGTGGAGGGAGGACCGAAGCCCTCCCCGGCCTTACAGCGCGGTCACCCCAGCTTCGGCCACTGCCATCCAGCCCTCGTTGAGCATGGTGCAGGCCATGTAGAACTTGGCGCCCACGTAGCCGCGCTGGCCCAGCGGATCGCTCTTGTCCTTCACCCCGGGCGGGATGTAGGTCGGGTCGATGGAGTCCGAGCCACGCAGAGCCAACTGGCCCCAGGCGTCCTCGCCGACCATGATGAACGGGTAGACGTCCACGTTGGTCACGCCCGTCAGGCCCGTGCTGCCGATGGCTGCACCCGCGCCGGCATAGGGCGCCAGTTCTGCGCTGGTGATGAAGCGGAAGTTCTCGCAGGAGCCGATTTCCTGGGTGTGAACCGGCTTGCGGCTGCCGTAGGCGCTGACGTGCACGAAGCCCTGCAGGTCACGGATATCGGCCTCGGCGTCCGTGTGCACGAAGACCAGGTAGCTGGCTTCCACGGGCTTGGTGGCGATCATCGCCGAGGGCGACAGGATGCCCGTGATGCGCTTGGCGTGATTGGCCTGCAGATTGCGGCTGATCTTGCGCAGCAGGTTCAGGCTGATCTTCGCGTTCACAGCAGCGCGGCTGGCACCGCCGCCGGCATAGAACACGTTGGTGCAGGCCTTGAGCACGCCGTAGCGGATCATCTCGCGGACCAGGGCAATGCGCTCGCCGCACTGCTTCTTCATCTCGGCCGGCACGTCGTCCTCGTACGTGTCCACCGTCTGGTCGGTGAGCTGGTAGAGGCAGCCGTACTGCTTGAGCGTGACCTGAATGTCCTGCGGCACCAGCGTGTCGGCGCCGGGCGTGACGCCTTCGGTCAGCTCGTGGGCCACGGGATTGGCCTGCGGCCGGTTGCGGGTGTTCCAGTCCGTGTTCGACGCACCCCAGGGGAGGTAGCGGCGGTGCACGATGGTCTTGCCCTGGTTCTTGGGGAGTGCGCGCTGCTGGCCAGTGATGCCCAGCACTTCGCTCGCCACAGCGTGGGCGAGGATGTCGCCCTTGATCTTGCCGATCCGCGGCGCCGGGTTGCCGCTTTCGTATTGAGCCATGATGTTCTCCTTCGGGCCTGGCTATCTCAGCGCTGGCCCATGGTGGCCTGGAAGGCGGCCAAAAATTCTTCCTCTTCAGTGGGCGCGGCCTGGGGGCGCGGTGCGTTGCCGCTGGGCGTGACGGCAGCCTTGAGCCGTGCCTGCCCCTTCGCGGCCTTGTCGGCGGCGGTGGCGCGGGCGGTGGTCCATGCCTCGTACTTGCCCAGCAAGGAGCCCATGCCGTCGGCCGTGGCCGCTTCGGCGAACTCCTGCTGCACCTGCTCCCCTTGGGCGTTCAGCCACAGGTTGAATTCCTGCGAACTGATCTTTTCGCGCCAGCCCGTGTGCATGCGGTCCAGCACAGCCATCTCCAACGCCATGGGATCGGGCCCGGCCTGTTCCTGCGGCGCATCGCCCGTGGCCACGGGTTGCTGCGCTTCGGCTGGTGGGGCTTCCTGGCGGGGTTGCTGGTTGTGGAGGCCGATCAACGCCCGGGCGTACTCAGCAACGTCGGGATAGTCCTGCTCGAACTGCTTGAGTTGGGGTGGCAGCTCGGGCGCCGCTGCGGGCGCTGGGGCTGCTGGGGCCGCGGGAACTGGCTGTTGCGACTTGCGCAGAAGATCGCCAATGCTCCCGTGTGCTTTGTCCAACTGGCGTTTGAGCGTGTCCACCTCGGCGGCGTTGCCCAGCAGGCGGCGCAGCTCGCTGCGCTTGAAACCGGCGAACTCAACAGGATCGTCATCCTCGGCCGTGGCCGGCTGCTGCTGGGCGGGCTGCCCTTCAGCATCGGCGGCGGCCGTGGCCTCCTCCTGCTGTTGCTCGCTGGCTTCTTGCGTCACAGCCTCCTTGCCGCCCTGCTCGGCCGCAGCACCTACGGGCGCTGCAGTGGATGCGGGCGGCTCGGTGCCGGACGTCTCAGCGAAGGCGCGATGGAAATCGGCCTCCTCTTGAGCACGGGCCTCGGCCTGCTGTTGAGCCTGGTGTTCCTGCTGTTGTTGCTCGTCCATGCGTCATGCACTCCTGTGTGTCGTGCTGAGGTCAGTAGCCGGGGCCACCGATGTCAGCGGTATGTGCCGGGTCTGGTTTGTCCAGTGCCAGCAGTTCTTTCCAGGCCGCGATGCGCCCACGCAGTTCGGCGGTGCGCAGCGCGTCCATGGTTGGGCTGTCGTTCTTCTTGCGCAGGGTGTCGATCTGCGCGTTGGCATGGCGCTCGATGGCGCGCCATGTCGGTGAGGTGAAGTCCAGGCCCGGGTTTGTCATGGCATCCAGTGTTCCGGGAAGCCACGCCTATGACGAACCCTGGCCGGGGGTCAGCCCCGCGCGCCGTCAGCGGCCGGCGTCTCTATGCCCTGGCGCACGCCCAGCAGCGGGCTGTCCGGGCGCAGCGGCGTGAGCGGGTCGGTGTTGTTGGGCACGGCGCCAGGGTCAGGCTGCTGCTGGGGTGTGATCCAGCCCGACGGCTGCGGCACGATGGGCGCAGCGTCCTGGTCGACATAGCCGCCCGAGCGCAGCAGCCCGTCGGCGACTGGCGCCGCGCCGGGGTTCAGAGCGAGGACCTGGGCGGCCTGGGTGCCGCTGTACAAGGTGTCCACGTTCACGCCCACAGTCTGTGCACGCGCCCTGCCCGCCTCTGCATCGGTCTTGCCTGCCTGGGCCTCCAGCAGCTTCGCCTTGGCCTGCAGCGTCGGGTCCTGGCCCTGCTGGGCACGCTGCGCCTTCTGTTGATCCGTGAGTTGGAAGTTGGCCGGGTCCAGGCGCTGGCCCTTGCACAGCTCGGCCGCCAGCTTGGCTGGGTCCAGTTCGTAGATGGGATTGGCCGACACCTGCAGCAGCGTCATCAGGAACTGCTGCTGGGCGTCCCGCTCCACCAGGGCCGAGCTGGCGCGCACATCGATCTGGAAGTCGCCCTTGATGCTCTCGTCGTCCGAGTAGGTCATCA